TGCGTTCATGATGGCTTGACGGCCACCACCAAAGCCACCAGCTTGGGTCATCTTGGCATTTGTAGCCGCATTGGTAATTTCGTTCTGACGGCGCAGCTCATCTAACTGTGGGGTTAGCACATTCTGCAAGTACGGGTTCATGTACGACTGTGCAATGTTGCTAGGCTGCTGAGATGTTTGAGGTGGTGTTAGTCCGGCAATACCTGTGGAGGCTGTACCTGTTGGCAAAGTGCCAGTGTTGTAGCCGGGAGGTAGTGGCATACCGCCACCATAAGCAGCAACACCCCCAGTTTCAGGAGCAGCATAGCCTACGCTACCTACAGAAGATTCTCCCATAGGAGGCATAGCACCGGGGCCGCCGCCTTGACCCCCAGCCAAAAAGTCAGCTTTGATTTTTGCCATGTCTGCGCCGGGAGTAAACATAGCCATAGAACTAAATCTATTCCAATCGGCTTCAGTTTTTGGCCCTTGGTTAAACCCTCGCGGCCCTTGTTGTGGCATAACTTGTGGCGAATACAAATCTGACCCACCGGGAGGCATAGCACCGGGGCCAGCAGAAACGGGGCCGCCAAAGTTATTTACGCCGGGGCCAAAACCACGCTGTTGTGGCTGACCCATAGGAGAAGCAAAGCTCTGACCTAAGTTAGACGGAAACGTAAGCCCAGCCAGACCGTTGAACACTTTATTCTGAAGGTTAGACGCACCAGCTGTCAGTGGCCCTTGGTAGGTCTGATAGGGCGTTTCAGATAAAGCCTGTGCCTTACCAAGGTAGTTAGTGATATACGGCGCAGCCCAGTCGGCTAGGCCTTGGGTATTTGTCGATCCTGTGGGTAGAGTTTCTCCAGCCATATCAGCTCCTTAAGAGGGTAAATACTTGTGCGCTTTTGTATCAGCGGCAACGTTTTTAGTCTTGCGGCGCGCGTTCTGGACGCGATCCATCATGGCGTAAAGCTTCTGAGCGCCTGCGTTTGTAGAGCCGTTACCTAGTTCAGATACGATTCTTGCTGGTACAACAAACTCGCCTTCTGCTAAACGAGCTGGTTGTTTACCACCGATTGTCGCAGGAATTGAGTCTGATACGCCGTCACCGGGGCCTTTGAGTAAGCGGCCACCATCTGAGTAACCACCCAGATCAGAGATGCCACCACCGCCGTACATCATTCCACCGCCAGCGGCTTTCTGGGTGTAGGTTGTGGGTGAGAAGTAACTAACACCACCAGCTCCGGGACGAGCTTTTGAGCCAGATATTGGGCCATAAGGTAACTGCTTGCGATCAGCTGACAATGATGGAATAACAGCGCCAGAACCAGTAGAGCCTCCGCCCTTGTTCATCATAGCCATCAAAGCCAACAACATCATAAGCATACTGTTGTCGGATTTTCCGGCTGGCGTAGTTGGTGTAGCGGGTGTTTTGGTCGTTGTTCCGGGAGGAATAACAGTACCGCCTGGCGTAACTTTAGTTCCATCTGGAAGGGTAACAACGTTTGTTTTCTTATCAACAGTTGTTTTTGTCCCGCCACTTGTGTCGTATGTGCTGCCCTTGTATGAACCAAGATCACCAGATCCAGCCACACCAGTAGAGCCTTCCGTGCCACCAGAGCTGCCGGGTTCAGTGTCGTCATCAAATACAAGCTTTTTATCACCACCACCGCCGCCTCCGCCACCTTTACTGCCAGAAGTGTCATAGCTGCTACCTTTGTAGGAGCCTAAGTCACCTTCACCAGCTGCTCCGTAGGAACCTTCAGTACCGCCTGAACTACCGGGCTCAGTGTCATCGTCAAACTTAAATCCTTGATCCCCTTCTAAGCTAAAGCTATCAAAAAGATCGGAAGCATCTTGAGTTCCCTGACCTTCTTCCAAGCTAAAACTGTCAAAGAGATCAGACATATCTTGGGTTCCTTGACCCTCTTCTAAGCTGAAGTTGTCAAAATTATCAACCAAGCTGTTAATGTCAAATGCCTCTGGGCCCATGTCCAAGCCAGATAAATCTATTCCACCATCACCACCCAAAAGGCTGGAAATGTCAAAAGCTTCAGGGCCTAAGTCGATGCCAGAGAGATCAACCCCAGATGAGCCACCATTGCCACCCAGTAAACTAGAGATGTCAAAAGCACCTTCGCCAGAATCTAGACTTCCCCAGTCAAAATCATAATCATCCATGGCTTACCCCTTTTCTTTGGCGGTGGTCTTAGATTGACTCATCGCGTTTTGCATAATCGTATTCATAATTGACTTTTGTAAGTCCGGTGACTGACCCTGTAATAGGCTTGACAAAAGCTGTCCACTTACCCCTGTAAACATCTTCTGCATCTCAGGCGTCAGTGTATCGGGCATAGCACTGTTAATCAAGCTGCTTGTGGCCATATTCGTGCCAGTATTTAACAGTGAACTTATACCGGCTTCACCTATATCTTTTTTGTTAAGTGCCGCACCTATCGTAGATGTGGCTAAGTTTGGAAGCGCTTTGGTTAAGTACTGATCTGCAAAAGCACTACCAGTATTAATCGTTGGCATATAGTTTTGAGCAAGTACATTTGTTCCAGCGCCAGCAGCGCCAGTCAAGAAGCCCTTGCCAAACTTGCCACCACCCATTTCGGCCATAGCCCCGTTAATAATTCCAGAGGTAACAACTTTTGCCGCAGTTGCGCCCAAAGCCGGGGTTAAAGCACCAGCCGCAAGAGATCCAAGACCGCTTGTAGCAAACGCAATTGCAAGCTGGCCAATAGGGCCAAGATCCGATACGTCTTTAATTAAATTTTTACCAAATCCAACCGTTTCTACTTTTTGCTCTGGCTTGGCTTTACCATCAGCATCCCAAACACCAGTAACACCAACCCTGTGAGCCGGCCACACCTTGTCTTCAGGTCTGCCACGGTAGCCGGTTAGAGTGCCGTTTGCATCGTATTGAGCATCAACAATCACGCCCGCTGCAGTTTTGATTGGCTTTGTGTAGCCCGTTAGTTGCTGGCTTGAGTCTTCACCACTACCAGTGGTAGTGTAGACGGGCTCTAAGCCCTTGGTGTCTTTAACCTGACCCGGCACTGTGTAAGTCTGGGTCTGGCCTTCACTGTCCGTATAAGTCTTAGTCTCTGACTTACCAACTTCAAGCTGCTTAGGAACGTCAGCTAAAGTCTTCTGGTCAAGGCCAATGAACGTCTGGAACATATGGGGCTGGAGCTTACCGCCAAACTTCTCATCAGCAATACGCTGGGACATCTTGGCCACTTGATCAATGGCATCAGCTTGGGCTCCGTACTTTTCCTTTAACGCTGGGTCTGAGTTAACGGCCGCCACAAAGTCTGTGTAGCCTTTAACCAACTGCTCAGGAGAACCATTGCCAGCTATTGAATCACGCAAACCAAGGATTGGCACAGCCTTTTGGACTTTATCAATGGCTAATCCGTACAAACCCTCAATGCGAGGATCTTTCTTGGCGTTATCTAAGAACGTTTGAATGTCAGATGCTGTTTTGGTTTGGTCAGATGTAAAGTCTTGAAGCTTGGTGCCAAAGGTTTTGACGGGCTCAAGGTAAGCCGCAACGTCTTTGCCAGTGACATTGCCACCTAAAGCCTTGGCAATCTGATCATCAGAGATGCCGTATTTACTTTGAAGCGCCAGAGCTCCCTTGGTTTTATCCAAGTCACTGACTGTAGGAGCTGATAGACCTTTAACGATGCCGGCCAGACCTGTGTCAAAGGCCGTAAACATTTGATCTACGCCAGCCTTATTCAGTCCTGAATACTTGGCAATCTCAGAGGCATCAAGACCATACTTGTTAGCCGCCTGATTAATTGAGGCCACCTTGTCAAAGTCGGACTTTGTGGTGTCGCCTAATGTGCTGGTAATGTAGTCTTTGATTCCAGCACCATAAGTCTTAAAGTAAGGGTCTACGACATCTTTGCCATATATCGAGCGCAAATCATCCTGACTTATGCCGGCCGCCTGAGCCTGCTCCATGATCTTGTTTGTCTGTTGCCAAGGAGCCAGCGTGGAATCGCCCATTACGCTAGAGATGTAATCTTTAATCTGGTTAGATGTATATGGCGTTGCTGTTCCGTACTTGGTTTCTTCCGGATTCTTAGTTGGAGGAGTAACAATAGGAGCAACGGGAGGAGTAACGGTGGGAGCAATAGGGGGAGTAACTGGGGGAGGTGGCAATGAAGTGCCAGTTGGAGAAACAACTGGGGGTAACGAAGTGCTAGCAGGAGTGGAAACTCCTTGCGCAGTTTGACTAGGAATTGTTGCCGCCTTGGTTGCCGCAAGTTGTTTTGCTTGCTGATCCTGCAAAGACTTTTGATACATCGCATCAATTCTTTGATACTGAGCGCGGCCAGTAGGCGTATTTGTCTTGATTGAATCCCTTTGAGCCTTTAATTGAGCTGGGTCAAGTTCAATACCAAATTCATTGTAACGGCTTAAGTCTGACGTTAATCTTGTTCCATCAGCGCCTACCAGCATACCGCCGGTTCCTGTTAATTCAATGCGTCCTGGGCCTCCGTACATGGCCGTAGTTGCCGCACGAGCTGCAGCCGCAGGATCTGCCGAATTCATGATGGCACTCCAGTCGCGGGTATCCTCATTAGATCCAACAACGTTATAAACCACGCCAGCGGCCTTGAGAGCATCAGTCTCACCAGTGGCATCCATGTACTCTCTAACGCTTGGTATGCCGCCTGTCCATTTTGGTTTGGGCGGGGGCGGGGTAACTGGGGCTGGTGTTGTGGCCTGAGCTATAGGCGCAGTAGATCCAACGGCCGTACCAAGTGACGCAATACCTTGCTGGGCAGGTAAAGCTCCAACTTGACGTTGGCGTTCTTGCTCAATGATGTCTTGCTGAATCTGCTCTGGCGTTCTTGTTGACGCTGGTGGTAATGAAGCAATTCCCGCAGAGGTGCCATATCCAGTTGCAGCCTGTGGAAGCCCTTGTGTTCTGGGATCAACAAAGTCTGTTGGGCTACCTCGATAGCCTTCTAAATAAGTAGTTTGCGCAGGAGGCTCTTGATAAATAGGTGTTTGCGGTGGAATAGGAGCTTGCGGTGGAATAGGCTCTGGTGTAGTTGCTTGAACTTGTGGAGCAGGCTGACCCCACATATTAACGCCGGCATTACCAAAGTAATCGTTTACCGTCCCCATATCGTAGCCAGTAACTTGAGAAAGCCTCTCTGGGGATATGCCGTATTGTTGAGCTGCATCAGCAATAGCTTGGGGGTTACCCATGTTTTGCTGAACAAATGAATTAATATCAGTATCGGAAACTTGATTTCCAACTGGCGCATTAAGTTCAGCCACATTACTATAGTTTTGATCTGGCGACATTATCCAACCTTCCAATTTGTGCCGTCAGAATAGACGGGAACGGCCACTGCACCGCCAGCCGCAACAGTTGATCCAAATGTAGGAAGCAAAGCATCTGTTACAAAAGACCGAGCACCCTTACCTGATGTTACTGCGCTTGGTAGCGTTGCCACAGTGTAGTTAGTTAAAGCAGGGATAATCTCATCTGTCTTTAACTGATTCAAAATAGCATCGACCCGGTTAAAGTACAAGCGAAGCACGTTGTTTAGCTGATCGGTGTACTGCCGGTCATATTCTGTTGGGGCCAGCGATAAGTTAGGCGAGGCAACCTGATTGATCTCAAAGTCAGAAATAACAATCATGAGTTACCTCTGCGTCCGTCTTGTTTGATGTCAATACGCGGTGAACCTAACTGCCAAGCGCATCCAAGCTGGTTAGACTCAACCTGCAAAATCATTTGACGGCCACGCACCCTGACGTACACCTGACCCGTAAACTCTTCAATAACAGCAGTAGCCGTGCGCGTAATCGTAGCGCTTGAATTACCGCCCAAAGAGATGGGATCGTTGTATCCAGAGCCGGAGTTTTGCATCGGGATTAAGGTCATAGTCACATTGGGAGACGCATTGTCTGACCCACGAAACGTAATGTCGGGCAGCATCCTCCAAACAAAACCAAAGTGATCGCCGTCATCAATGTCAAACTCAGCCGAACCAATAACAGCATTGATAGCTACAGGTGTTCCTGTAATGTTGTCATCATTGCCATTCTCATGCTCAACTATGTTTTGGCTGTATGTGGCCGCTATTGGATAAGCGCGAAGACCAGAATCAAGCCAAGCTGTACGGCCCATTGTGCCGTATGTCCATACGTCTTCCATGTAGTTATAGGTAACGTACAGGTCAATCTCATTGCTACTATTAGAGCAATAAAACCACCAGATTTCGTTATAACCTTCGTTAGTACCCGAAACAATTTGTTCGGCTTGTAAAAGATTAATGTCTTGAAAAATGTACTGCTTAAGATCGCAGCGCAAAGTTTGAACCCGGCCATCATATTTATAAAACTTTTCTACACCCATCCAATAAACTACGCCAGATGCAGCAACAGCCGCATTAGGGCCAATAATAGAAATGTTGTCTGCTAAAAGTTGAGTGCCCCAAACGACTGGAAGTCCTTGGTATTGCAAAGAATAAAGAGCTGAGTCGGTAAACACCACAATTTCTTGGCGGGTTTGGACGGCTGTAACAATCTCAGAACCGTGAGACAGCTGGGTACTACCAGCTTGTCCGGTTACGGATACCGTCCAATTCACCACAGACTCTTGATCTGACCAACGGATCAACATTGGGTTCTTTGTTCCGCTGCCGTAATCATTTGTTCCAAATGCAAAAACAAACCGACTAGCGTCAGAAATAATCAAGAAATCTTGCATTAACGGAACATCGCTGGCCCCAACTAAGCTAGACACTAAAACGCCGCGAGTAGTTACGCCGTTTGTAGCATCCCAATAATAAAAAGCTTCACCGCGAGGGCCAAAGACTAAGTCTTCGCCAAAATTCTGCTGGTTCCAAATACGCATAGACGAGGCTGACGTACCGCCAACACCCCAAGTACCAGAACCCCAAGCACCAGCGCCCCACCCAACCAAGGGAACGGCGTATGCTGGGCCAACATTTACTTGATAAGCGGCCACAACAGAAGCCCCACCACCGGGAGATCCTGAAGCATCGGTAGCGTTTGCTGTTGCAGAAGCTGTAAATGTGTACGTATTGGCAGTAAGGACTGTAATCTGATACTCTGCATTTAAGACCGTTGCCGTGATGTTCCCGCCAAGACCTACAGCCCCACTAAATGTAACAAAGTCGCCCGTCACTCCACCGTGAGCCGTGTCTGTAACAGTGATAATTGCCGAACCATTGGTTGCTACAAACGGGTTGTTATTAATGGTTGAAGTTGCTCGAATAGGCGTGATGTCGTAATAAGCACCGCCTTGTTCAATGTAAAACTTAAGATTTGTGCCAACACCTACAAGATTTAAACTACTAAGAGTAATCCAATTCCACAAAGAACGGCATACACCTACAAACGTATACGCAGAAATACGAACCCAGCCGCCAATTTTTTCTGGCGTACCCTGACGAAACCGAATCTTGTCGGAAACGTACCAACCGTTCTCGTTGGTATAGCGAGTGTTTTCTTTGTTTACACCGGCTTTCAGAGTTAGTTTTTTAAGCGGCATCGGTCAATCCAATAAAGCGCACTCAGCCGTGCGGCGTTTTAACAGTCCCGGCAGTACTTTGCCGCCACCTTTAGTCCAGAGCATCAGTTGTTCTTTTGCGCTTTCCCAATCATTGGCATTGATTTTCCTCTTTAACGTAGATGTTTGCAAGCGTCCTGTGCCCAAGTTATAACAAAAATCCACGATGGCGTTGCACTTACGAACGTCTGTAATCAGGCCGGGGCAGTTACGTAGAACACCGGGTAAGTATGTATGCTCAAGCTCAATCATCAAAAGCGCCCTAGCCGTGGGTTCATCCATAGGCGCATCTTCTAAAGTTACCTTGCGCTTGTCTGCGTAGTAGGTAGAACCATAGCCAATCGTAGCCACGCCAGCCGGACATAAATACGGCTTGGCGCGGTAGCCCTCAAACTGACGGCACAGACTGGCGGCTAGCTCTAAGTTCATTCTTCGTTCAGATGCTCAGCGGCAATCTCTGCCG